GTTTTATTAGTTTTAATTGATTACCGCTAAACAGTACACCATAATTTAGTGGAGTAACTGTTGCACGACCCGCTAAATTTGTTAGTATAGTCTCTTCGTTGAACACACCTTGTTCGTCGTAGATGTTGCTAATAAACTTTTGTATAACTCCAAGTCGTTTAACTTTAGCAGGAGCACTGATCCAGATTGGCATTTCGAATGTTAAGGTAGCAATATCAATTGGTTCCTCAGTACCAGCTGGTATACTACGACTGCTCCACATTAGCTCAGTCAATTGAACATAGGTTAAACTGGTCCAGTCAATGTAATTGTCTGTGCTTTGTATTTCTAAGCTGGGATTAAACAATACTGCCAGTTGTTCAACAATTTGCATTTTTTGTTCGGTATTGCTGGTCCATATATCTAACTTGATAGTTAATTTATATGGAACCGGCATTAATCGTTCTATGGTGTAGCTGTCTCCTTGACTGGTTCCGTACAACCCGGTATCAGCATCAAATTCGCGTTCACGCAAATGCATCTTGCCAACAAAATTTGGTTCTTGCATTCTAGACTGGTCGTAGTTCAATGCACTAATGTATGCGGCCATAGCAGGAACACCGTTTAAGGTGTTTTCACTATTACCTTTTAGTATAGCGGCTGCTTGTCGACTTTGATCGCCGTAGTAAACAGGCACACGTTGTAGTGCCTTGACGCCCTGGCTGTTCTTACCAAATTCTACGTCAATGCCGCTGACAATTCGCATAAACTGTACAAGGAATCGACGTATTTGACCATCGTAAAAAAATTGTTGACTCATTAATTGTCTGCCTTGGGTTTAAGTGCCTGGCTAAGGCTTTGTCTAATTGTGACATTACCGCTATTGTTGGTAAATGTATCGGTGTTGTTAACAAAACTGCTGCGTTGTGTTAAGTTATTTGCACCCAGAGTTAGTGTAGTTCTGACGTTATCTTCAATCTTGACCCAACGACGCCCATCCCAACGGAACAGTCTATTAGGCAAATAATCAGTACGCAAGGCATAATCACCAACCAGCGGACTAGATGGAAAAGTTACTCCGGTAGCAACAGGTAATCCATTTGGTGCTTGTCCATCACCAGTCAACCAACCGTGTACAGTATCGTCGGGCGATAATATGTCTGCGTCGGTTCCAATGATAGCGGTATCGCTGGTAATTACAGTAACGTCAGTGGTAACACCAACAGGGTCTCCGGCAAAGCCGTCCACTGTAGTTGGTTTGATGTACAAGTGACTAATGTCGTATCCACTAAACGGAACATTTGCTTCGGCTTCCTTAAGAAAGGCATCATTGATTGTTTGGTATTTGCCAATGATACTTGATATAGAACCAAGACTAATATTTCCATTGGTTGGATCACCTTCGGGCGCATCTACTTTAATTTGATTGAGAATGTCTTTGTATTCTTGGCTGTCAGTCAACGGATTAATCTTGCAACGCCATAAGTGTGGCCACCAGGTTGGGCTATAACCTTCGGCAGCATTTTGACAATCGCTAACAACATAATATCGTTTAAGTGCTACAGGCAAGCTATCGTCAAGTGGGGAATAATCTTTTAGATGCATCAATTCAATGACATCACCGTTTATTAGTTTACGTCCAATAGTTTGAATCATATCATTGATATGAAACACCATAAACAATGTTCCAGTCTGTAAAAACATACCAAACTGACTGAGATCAAATGTAACATCTTGTACTTGATAAATGCCACGTATTGCATACACATCAGGATCGTATTTTCGATCTCTATTTTCTAAGAAGAATAAATCTTGTATGTTTAGTGCGCTTTGATTTATGTAACTTGGAGTGCTGGCATTATTGTAAAACTTGACTGTAGCGCCACTGTTCACAGTCGAAGTGGTGTTCGAGCTCAATGTTACTGTATTTGCAGTCTTAGCAATTACAGTGGTGTTGGCTGCAATACCGGTACCAACAACAAAATTACCTAGCACAATGTCACTGGTACTGCTGAAACGTAATGTTGGACTAACATTGGCTTGAGCATTGCTTGTAGTTTTTACTGTATTTTGTTCGTTAGTGCCAAGATATTTGTGTACTAAAATTCCAGTTCCGCCCACAGTGAACATTTCGCTCATTCTGCGATCCATAAATTTATAGTCGTTTGAGTGACGTCCGTCTTTCCAAAGTGATAATCTTGGCACAATCGTATCCTGTTATCTAGTATTTAGTTTGGGTACAGCTTGACATAAAATCCAAAAGAACATATAATAGCTGTATGGATGAATACTCGCTAAAACTTGCTAGTTTGCTAACTGTTGTAAATCAAACAACTGACGCACAAGCACGAAGTCAACTTTATAAATTGTATAACAATTGCCGAAAAAAGTTTGATGAGTTAAGCAAAGAAAGTGTTGAGTGCCGCCGTATGAAAAAAGTAACAACAAAGTACACAGAAATTGAGCAACAGTTGCAAGAATGCATACATAATTTTGAACAGTGGACGTTCTTTGCCAAACTGATATACTAGTTGACACTAATGTCCATTTATAGTATAATTGTGTTTTCCTGCTTACTTAAGGAGTAGAAATGGCTATAGTAGCTGGCATCAAAATCAAAGCAAAAAAACCCAGAGCAGTTAACATTGGGTTTGCAGATGAAAAGTATACTGGACGAGAGCCAGTGTGGGACACTGAACGTGCTGAAAAAATGACTCAAGATGAATTTGATCGTTTTTTGCGTAAGAGCTGGTGTTATTACAACTATTACTATACCCAAAAAGACCTTAAAAAGCACGCCGTAAAATGGATGCAGGAAAACAAATACAGCAAAGCAGATGTATCTGCTTTTATTCGTAGTCCTGATCGTGCAGTTCCAATGACAGCATACGGTCTGCTCATGGCACACAAGCAAGGCATGCCGTTCCGTGAAAAAGAATTGACATACTGGAAGCAACAAATAGCTAACGCTATCAATTCAGCGGACGCAGAACCCTCAGAAACTGTCACAGGCGCCAAGATACCCACCCCAGTGATTGCAGTAAAAGCACCAACTATTCAAGACCGCCTTAACGAAAAAACCAGCGAGCATCTTGCATACTTTGAAGGTTTGTATGACGAAGTGATTGTCGGCGCTACAGTAGATCCAAAAGCATATGATTATTTTGTTGCTAATACATTGCCACAAAGCCAATTAGGCAAATTTGAAGCATTGATTGATCGTCATCGCATGTACTTGAATGCCGCTATTGACAAGCTAGACGAACAAATTGTTGAAGGCTACAAGCACATGAAGGCAGCAGACTTTAAACGTCATTTTGCTTTTTTTAATAGTATACAGACTGCAATTGAACAGTATCGTTCAGTTAAAAAAGCCACAAAGAAAGCCCGTGTTAAACGTGCGCCCACCAAAGAGAAGATTGTGGCCAAGCTCAAATACATGAAGGAAGAAAAGACGCTGAAACTGGTGTCAATTAATCCAGTGGACATAATTGGAGCACAAGAGCTTTGGGCGTATAACACCAAAACACGTAAGCTGTTCCGCTACATCACAGATAGTACATTTGGGCCGCTCAATATCAAAGGTACTAGTATTACGGGATTTGATGAGGTAAAAAGTGTAGGAAAAACTCTACGCAAACCCGAAGAGAAGCTCAAAGAATTTGCCAAGGCTAGCAAAGTACAGCTACGCAAGTTTTTAGACGATATCAAAGCCACACCCACAGTAGGCAACGGGCGCATAAACGCCGATATGATACTACTCAGAGCCATTTAATATGATAGGTGTCCTGGTAAATACACTACTAGGACACCTAAATGGCAACAGCAGATACCACTAATTTTTACGCTAACGGCGTAATAGTCACAGACAGTTTATATAACCCCAACACTGGCACCGGTGTTGGGCACATTGCATATGACCCTACTCAAACGTTAGGTACAATTTCTGCACCTGATCTTGAAGAAGTAAACATCAAGCGGTCCGAAATCATTGATTACATTCGTTTACGTTTGGCCGACGGCATTGTTGATGTAGAGCTAGATAAAGAGCACTATGATATGGCTATTAAACAGGCACTAGTTAAGTATCGTCAACGTGCTAGTAACAGCCAAGAAGAAAGCTATGCATTCTTAAAATTAAAACCCGAGACACAAGAATATATATTGCCTAACGAAGTTATGGAAGTTAGAGCAGCATACCGCCGTGGAATTGGGTCAGTGACAGGAACCACAGCTAGCCAATTTGAACCGTTTAGTTCAGGCTATCTGAACACCTATATGCTGGTAGCAGGCCGTGTTGGTGGATTACTAAACTACGAACTGTTTGTCGATTATCAAAAATTG